TGTTAGACCACATCATCGCTGAGTACAAGAAGTACGAGGTGAAGAAGAAGTCTGACAAATTCTACATTCCCGATTTCTACCCGACCTACCGGGCCTGCGTAGAAATGGAGATGAGGCTTCGTATTCATTCCGACTACGACGCTTTCCCTGAAAAACTGTTCAAGGAGAAGGCTCCGAACGAGCTTCCCCACGAGTTCAACTACCGCAAGAACATCTACAAGCCTATCACCGTGCCTTACTTCCATAAGGCCGTGAACATTGCCGGGCGCGTTTGGAACCGACAGAACTACGAGTTACGCTTTGATGACGCTTCCGAGGAGCGTTATTTCACGGAGGACTACCCTCGCTTCACATCGCTTGAGAACTACTTTCAGCAGATTGTGAGCTTTATGACCTTGACCGACCCCAACGCGGTCTTGGCGATTATGCCTGCCAACCTGCAATACTTTGAGGACGGCACGTTCAACGACACCGTTGAAACGACCCCGGTGGCCCATTGCTTCCACTCTAAGCGCGTTTGGGCTTGGAAGGAGAACGAGTATGCCATCATTAAGGCCGACTACGGCTCGGAGGTGGAGAATGGCCGCACCAAAACGGACGATGGCCTTGTCTTCTTCATCTTTGACAAGAACGAGATTCAGATTGCCAAGCAGGTGGGCAAGAAGGCCGACTACATCTTTGAGATTGAGCTTTACTACAAGCACGATATGGGCAAGATGCCCTGCACCCGTTTGGGCGGTATTTCGGTGCAGGAGCAAGGCGATTACTACTTCCAATCCTTCTACACCCCTGCCATCCCGGCTCTTGACCAAGCCGTGTGCGATTTCAGCACCTTGCAGATGTCCAAGTACAGCCACGCCTTCTTGCAGAAGTGGGAGTATGTGGATGAGTGCGACAAGTGCGGTGGTTCGGGGCAGACCGAGGAGGCGTTGGGCTTTGAGGAGAAGGTGGCGATTGCTTGTTCAAGCTGCGGTGGTTCTGGCACGAAGCGTATGTTCGGGCCGATGTCGGTTTACCAGGTTCAGACCCCGAATCGCTTTACCTCGGAGGTAGAGACGAAGGTGAACATTCCTCCTGCCGGGTTCATTGAGTTGAACCCAGAGATTCTTGAGTTCTTGAATAAGCAGGTCATTACGAACATCCAGATGGCCTTTGAGTTGTTGTCCATTGATGTAATGAACAACGAGAAGATCTCGGGCCGGGAGACTGCCACGGGTAAGGCCATTGACCGGGAGGAGCTGTACTCCTTCCTGCTCCGCTTTGCCAATACGGTCTTCCACGACTTTGAGTTCGCTATCAACACGATTGGCGTGATGCGCTATGGCGCAGACTTCGCGATGCCTGCGTTGAGATACCCGCAGAACTTTGAGATGCGCACCGATGCCGAGTTGACTGCCGAGATTGAGAAGGCTCCGACCTTCAGCAAGGCGATGTTGGCCCAACAGTATTTGGAGACCCGCTTCCCCATTCAAGAGGAGAAATCAGCGATTATGAAGTTGGCGGTGCAGGCCGATCCGTTGTTCAACCTGGAAACGAAGGATGTCTTGGCATTGGTTTCTACCGGGCTTGTCCCCAAATGGAAGGCCATTCTGCACTTTGAGTTGGAGTCGCTGATTAAGACTGCGATTGCTCAGAACGAGAACTTCTTTGAACTCACCCTGGAAGAGCAGAAGGAAGCCCTTGCGACCCTTGCAAAGACGCTTGTTCCGGCTGAAGAAGCCCCCAGAACGATGACTCCGCAGAGCGTGATGAATGCCCGTACTGCCGTTCCTGCCCCTGCTGAGGACGATGATGACGAGGAAGACGAGGACGAAACCTAACCCTAACCGATGACTTTAGAAGAGATTGCGGCCTCCAAGCAGGAAGGCTTGGACACGATTGGAGAAGAGCTTGGTAAGAAGGTGGACAAGTCGCAGGATGAACTGCTCGCTTTGCTCCTTTTAATGCTCTCTAAGCTCTCCTACGACACCGAAGGCAATCTCCTATCCACCACCGACAATTACGCTCGTGTAGAGGCTCTGATGGCTGAATTTAAGGATGCCGTATCGCGGAGCAGTTATTACGATGCGTTGGTATTCTTGGCTAAGAAGATTGACACGCAGGCCGACTTGACCAAACAGTATTACAACAAGTTGGGCTTTGATGTGAACTCAGCCCCGGAGGTCGGTTACGAAGAGCAGATGCGGTCTATGTTTGACGATTTGACCAACCTTGAGACGAATCTATACGCTTATATCCGAAACTTTGTCCTTGCGTCCATTGCTTCGGGTTCGGCCCGGTCGCTTTTGGAGGGAGGGATTACCGAGATAATGGTTGGCGGTGGCCCTGACAAAAAGGGTCGCTTGTTCAATATGGCGGTCTTGACTGCTGACACGATGTTTGCGGTGATTGACCGCTCCTTCACCTACGCTTTGGGCAAGGCTTTGGGCATTAAGAAGTTCAGGTATGCCGGGGGATTGGTGAACGATTCGCGCCCTTTCTGCGTTGCGAGGGATGGCAAGGTTTTTGATGAGGGGATGATTCGTTCGTGGGGAAGGTTGGGCGATTGGAAGGGCAAGATTCCCGGCACGGACGAGGCCACTATTTTCATTTATTTGGGAGGCTATCGTTGTAGGCATTGGCTTGTTCCACAAGTTTGAATGCCCATTTTTGTTTATATTTGCACCATAAACCCATTCATTTACTATGGACATAAATCCAAACCAAGTCAAGGTTCGTTGCATAAAGGCCAACGGACAAGTCGTGATGCTGAGCAAGGCAACTGCAAGGGACACCGCGTTCCTCAAAAAGTACGGCATCCGCATTGAGGATGAAGCCTACTTGAATCCCCAAAGCCAAGTCTTTGAGCCAATCCAAGAAGCCCCTAAGCGCAGGCAGATGATTCGCGCAGAAGAACCCGAAATGGTTGTTTCGCAGTCTGCTGAAGAAATGATGGAGCAAACCCCCGAAGTCAACGAGGAGGGAGAGGTTGAAGAATCGCTCCCCCAAGAAATACCAACCGAAGAAGCACCAACCATTAAAACCCGTAGAAAATGAGCGTAGATTCCAAAGAGATGGCCAAATGGCTATTTGACCAAGAGAAAGAGTTTGCATCCCTTGACGAGTTCAAGGAAGAACTTGCGAAGAAGTATGTGTCCCGTGAAGTGGCCGTTGACGATGAGGACATCCGCAACCGCGTTACCGGGAAGACTCTCGGAAGCCTTGAGACCAAGTTCAAGAGGTCTTTCAATTTGACCGAGGACGATGTGAAGGGAAAGAAACTCTCCGACTTGTTTGAGGTAGCGCAGCAGCGTATCAATACGCAGATTGAGGACTTGAAGGAGCAGGCCAAGAACACCGGCAAGGACGATGAGGGCTACAAAACCCAACTCGCTGAGTTGAAGAGGCAGAAGGGCGAATACGAAACCTTGGCGGGTGAGTTGACGCAGAAGCTTGAGCAGAAGGAGATTGAGTCGCAGAAAGCCATTGACAACTACATCATTAACCAAGAGGTGATGAAGATTAAGTCATCCCTTTCGTGGAGCGATTCAGTCAATCAGTTTGCCAAGAAGGGCTTTGACTTAGAATTGAATGAGCGTTATATCTTTGCATTGTCGGACGGGAAGTTGGTGGTGACAGACAAGGACGGAAGCCAAATCAAGAATGAGAAAGGCACGGGCTATCTGACACCTGAAGAGTTGGTTCGCACCGAGGCTGACAAGGCTCAAATGCTCAAGAGGGCAGGAGAGGCTGGGAAGCAAGGTAAAGAGCCGATTCGGACAACCACCTCCGGCACAAAAGAAGGAACTCGCGAACGGTTCTTGCACCCAAGGGCCGCGAAGCATAGAGAAGAGATTAGCGCACGATGATGTGTCGGGGGGACAATAAGCCCCATAGTGCCTGGCTTGGCAAGAAATAGCCGACAAACCTTTCTTTCATTCCAAAAAAATGTCATACGCTTTTTCATCTTTCGTATCGTGTCCCGACATCCAAGGTCGTTTGGACGATGGCTATTTCAATGCCGATCCAACGATGTTCCCCGGACACATCAACACTCTTCGGGCTATCACCTCCCCGATGAACGAATCTGGTATCATCCAAAACCAGATTGACACCAAGAACGGCCACTACCGCCAGGTTGAGGTCGTGTACCAGCCTCGGATGACCTCTACCGACACTTCAACCTCTGCGGAGTTGAATTGTAATGCAGGGCCAACCTACGGTGAAACCTCTACCGTTTACAACATTGACCCTGCTGCCGGTGCTTCGCGCAGGTGGTCGGTCAGTCTTGACGATTTGGCTCCTCGTTGTGAGAATGACGAGAACTACATCGCTCGGCAGTTGGCAATGCACCTTCAGGCTATCAAGCGGTTTATGAACAACGAAGCCGTAAGCTACATCGCTGCCAACTTCGGTAAGTTCCCTGTTCAGCCCACCGGTACAGGCTCAGGCCAAGTGAATGCCGCTCGTACCTTGTTGACCACCAAGACCAAAAACACCTCAACGGGCGTTTTCTTGGATGACTTCTTGTCCGATGTGACCTATCAGTATCAACTTGCTGAGGGTTGGGATCGCCCTATCATCATCGGTGGTGAGCTTTCTCACAAGTATATGACGGCTCTCAAGTCGCATTGCTGCGCTACTGTAAACGTGGACTTGCAGCAAATGATGAACTCTGATGCTCAGTCTTACTTCTTCTTTGAGCCAAAGGCCGATAGCGTATTCGGTACGGGTGAGTTCGCAATGATTGCTCCTGGTGGAGTTCAGCTGATCCGCTACAATGCTTTCCGTGGTGCTTCTGGCATCCGTGTAATTGATGACCAATCCATCAAAAAGGGTACGATTTCCGACCCTGAGACCGGGCTTGAGTTTGACTACTACGCTCAGTTGGATTGCAACACCTGGAAGTTCTTCTTGGGTCTTTCCTATAAGTATG